AGCGAGATGACGAATATATTGCGAATCTTGAGAAAGAAGTGTCTGCTTTCCTACAAGAAGTAGACGAAACAGTAACTAAATTGAAAGGTTTAAGAGATGGCAGTTAAGAAGCAACTAAAAGCGAAAGCTGGTACATATACTAATAAACAAGGCGAGGAAAAGACTCGCTATGTGAATGTAGGTGTTTTATTGGAGACAGGAAAAGGCGAGATGTTAAAGATTGAATCTTTGCCAGTTCCGTTTGATGGATGGATTTACTTTGCTGACTTAGAGAAGAAAGAAGTCGGACAGAACCCTACATCAGCACCTATTCTTGAAGATGACTCAATCCCATTCTAAGGAGTAACTATGAAAAAGCTAATCATTGCATTTGCAACATTTTTTACTGTCGGTTATGCAGCAGCTCAATACGCTAACTGTTGGCAGCAATATGTTTGTGGTGGTGGCGGTTGCCAATGGGTAACCATCTGTAGATAATGAATAAGGGCGAAAGCGGATGCTGTGCTACTAGGGATTCTTGGTAGATGCAACACAGACGCAGCGAGTAGCCCGACTTTATAGGTTTTTATATGGCTCTAAGTTTTAAAACAGACATGACTTTACAAAGGCTTCAAAACATTATTTTGATGCTAAAAGAATCACCCAAGACTGCGAAACAAATCAGGGATAAGTTAGAACTGCACGAAGATGTTTGTCGTGACCTGATGCGCTATCTCATCAAAGAGAAACAAGTGTATATCTGTGACTATGTAGTAGAAAAACACACATGGTCTAGGGTCTATGCTCTTGGTGACCAACCATCTGTAGATAAGTCTAAGTATGTTGGTAGCTTACAAAGAGAACAGATTCGTAAGAGAGCAGAGCGAGATAAGATTAGATTCGCCAAGATGACAGAACTAGGACTGCGTAGGGTAAAAGAGCGTAAGCCTAGAGCACCAAAGAAAGAGCGAGTCTATGTAGTCAAGCGCACTAAGAAGAAGGAAGAAAAGAGTAACTTTAGCGATTTATTAAATGCTTGGTATGGAGAAAGAAATGCGTAGAACAATAGAAAGACTGTGGGATGCAACAATCGAAAAAATTAAGCAAAATATTGTTTGGTTATTAATTGTGTTTGCTATAGGAAATGTTATAGGTACTGGTGCTGCTTACAATAATATCCAAGCAGACTGTTCAATAATCAAGACATTCAGGGTAGGCTCGACTGTCTATAGTTGCGAAAAAAAGTAACTATTCCACATCTGCGTAAGTGTGGATGGTGGAAATCATGCTTTAGGTAAATCTATGGATTTTGAGAACTTAATAACTTTTTTTGGAGTAGATGGAATGATTTGCCATTTGTGCTATGCTAAAGAACAGAAGCAATATAAAACTTACTGCCTAGACACAAGACAGTTTAGGCATGAAGGCGAAGATAGCTTTTTTGTAAGAAGAAAACACCAATGCTCGAATTGCAGAGAAACTTTTTATACAATAGAGAATTTAGAAGATGATGGACTTTAAGATGCCTGAAGAAGAATTACAAAAGATTAGAGAAGCGATTGATTACACAATGAAAAACTGGAGACCTGAGCAAGACAAGAAAGAAGTAGAAGTTCCATTAGAAGGACAGAATCATTAAATGGGATTAAATGTATACAAATGGGCTGGTACGATTCTGTGCTTAACTGGTATAGGATTGACTAGCCTAAATGTATACCCTTTAAACCTCTTATTTGGGCTTGTAGGCTCTTTTCTTTGGACTATGGTAGGTGTGTATACCAAAGACCACGCTCTCTTTGTAGTGGAAGCTGTAGCAGTTGCTATGTACCTAGGTGGAATGATTAAGATTGTTTCTTAAAGTATATTTTGTGTAATATATGCTACAAATTTATTGATAGTGCTATAATGGTCAAAACCAATAGGGGATTGTTATGGCACTTACTCAAGAATTTTTACTATCATTATTTGACTACAGAGATGGCGAGATTTACTGGAAAGTTAAAGCTGCGAATTGTGTTTCTGTAGGAGATAAAGCTGGTTGCCTAGATAAATTTAATAATTATTGTAAGGTTCGCATACATGGCAAGATGTATCTATCACATAGAATAATTTTTATGATGCATCATGGATATATGCCAAAGCAAATAGACCATATAGATAGAAACAGAAGCAATAATAGAATTGAAAATTTAAGAGAAGCAGACCCATCTCAAAATATGGCTAATGCTGTATACAAAGCTGGCAAGTCAAATAAGAAAAATGTTCTTTGGCGAAAAGACAGAGAGAAGTGGACTGTAAGAATAAAGTTCAGAGGTAAATATATTGCTAGAGGTGCATTTGACACCATAGAAGAAGCAGAGCAATATGCTATTCAGCTAAGAAATGAACTTCACAAAGAGTATGCAAATCACAACTCTTTTTCATCGAATCCCATAGCTTGAGACACTAATCTCGCTCTATTCCTAAATGTTTTGTCATGCTTTAGCCAAGCGTCTGTGACTGTGCCATGCCTAGAGCAATGAATCATCTCATGCGCCATAGTCCGTATAACTGTGTCAAGATGACCGCAACGGGCAGCACTAATAGTAATAGTATGCTCGAAATCGCTACCATCGTCATATAGATAAGTCCCCATGCAGTCCATATCCTGAGTGACTTCAAATTTAATCTCGTCTGCATAGGGCATATTCCATTTATCAAAAGGTTCACAAATGCTCAACACTTCGTAGATTTCTTTCAAAATTACTGGTGTTAGCTTCATTTCTGACCCCTATACTTTGTAGACCTTACCCCTGAACTGCACAGTTCCTTCTTGTTCATTAAAGACCTGTACCAACTCAGGCATTAATAATTGACCTTGATGGAAGTTTAATATAGCGAATCCTGAGCGCCAGTCTTTAGGATTATCTTCAGTATAGTCTATGAACTGCTCACCATGAGGATAAGCCAAGCACCCAGTTTGGACACCATATCGAGTTCCATTGTAATCCGTAAATGGCTCGACCTTTAACTGGTGAGTATGACCTGTAACGATATTTGTCCCTGCAAAGGTCGTATTATTAGACCCTGCGTAGCGACCGCCCTTCCACCTGTGTTTAATCACAGTATCGTCATTAATCCAGTATGACCAACAAGACTTCCATAGTGGGAAATGGTCTTTTAGGGTAAACCCTGATACACCTTCATATTGTGGCGCTTGGGCAGCTAGGAATGTTTCGAATCGAGCATCGTGGTTTCCTAGAGTCCAAATAAAATTAGACTTGAACCTAGAAGCATCTTCAATCTGTGTTAGGTGGTCTTTGACTGCTTCAAGCTCTTGAATAACTGTAGGCTTAGAATCCCACCCAATACGAGCATGGCGAGAAATCATAGCACCATCGAAAGCATCACCATTACAAACTATGACTTCAGGTTTTAACTCTTTAATAAAGTAAATCAAAGCTCTAAAAGCTGTCGTATAGTCTTGTGGATAAAAGTGAGCGTCTGAGAATACAAAGACTGTGGCATCGTCTAAGGCTATACCTCTGCGAGCATTGACTCTTGTTTCTTCTAGTCTAGCCCTGACTTTGTTTTCTACTTCTTGTCTATTAAAGTGAACTGTTCTACCTTGTAGGTTTCTTGCTTCTAGGTGGATTCCCTTTTTCTCTAATCTACTTCTGCGAGCCTGTGTAGCTCTTACAGTCATATTTAAGAATTTGGCTACCGCAGTAGCACCACCTAATTCATTCCACAGCCTTACGAATTCTTCATCGGTACATTTTTGTTCTGCCATGCGATTTCCTAGATGTAGTAAACCTAGTTATTATTATTGATTTTTAAGAGAAAAACAAGTTTCGCTCATCCTGTCTACGCATAGTTAAGCCACGCAAAACCTTGCCACCAGCCTTATTCCAAGTCAGTAGCTCATCCATTGCGCCTTCATAATCCTCTCGGTTGTATTTCATTCGGACTTGGCTTCTTTGCAGATTCCCTAGCCCGACATTGAAGGCAAAACTTGTTAGCGCATCTAAATGGCTTTGATTGTTTGCAGTATTTGGACATAGGCGAATCACTCCTGAAACGAATCTAGCTAGGTCTTGTTGAAGAATATCGTCTACTTCTTCCATAGACAAAGTTCTGTCCCATCCATTAGGAATTGGCAAAGCCTTACGCTCTGCCATAGGGACTCTAGCATGAGTAGGGTCGATGACATGACCAACACCTACAGTCCATAAAAGAGCAGGACATTGATAAGGCTTAGTCCTGACCCCTTCATGGTGTTTAATCATCTTTAAGCATTTATCGCTTATTTTCATTTCTTAGACCAACCTCTTGAGCCGAACCAGTAGCCAATAATAGCACCAAGCATAGCCATCTCATCTTCGCTAAAAATCATATCTGTAGCCTTGATAAAGTCATCGACACTTGTAATCAAAGTTCCATGATTAAAGATATAGATGCCCATACCGATATTGATAATAAATAGTTCAGCAACAAACAAGTAGGTTACTAATGGGCGAACTGTTGCCACGAATGTAGAAGCCCAAGGTGCAGCCTTTTCTAACACCTTAGCGTCATGCTCATAAGCAGCCTTAGTCATCTCTGCATCGGTCTGCATCATAATTTGGTCGCTACGGATTTCTTCTACTTTAGCCTGAGCCAAGAAGCCTTTTTCCATCATCTGTAGCTCACGCTCAGTTTGCATCTTAGCAATCTCTAACTCATGGGCTTTGTCAGACTTATCTTGGAAGAAGTCCAATAGTTTAGGCAAACCTGAAACTAACAAACCACCTAATGTTGAAATGAGAGACAGCATCTTTACTCCTTAGTTGCATTTAATGGGTTATCTAAAGCTCGTTTAATCTTGGTATCGACTTCCTTACGCATATCTCGTAAATCCTTGTCAATCTCACGACTAAACTGTTTATTGTCTCTTTCTACTTGTTCGACAATCTTTTCTAACCTACGCACATCGTTCTTGATGTCGTTTTTAATATCTCTTGTGTAATCGTTTACTTTGGCTGTGTTTTCTTCAAGAATAGCTATCTTCTTGTCATAGTCTGTAAAGTCAGGGCTGACATAGTTCTTGATAGCATGGCGCATAGACATATAGTCGTTATAGAACTCAAAAGCGCCCCAAAAAGCACCACCCACTACAGGTGCTATAGAAATAACCATAACAATCAGCTTATTGGTTAGTTTGAAGCTAAACCCAGCTACGCTAATCTCTTTTTCTATATTGCTCATCTATTAATTCCCTATGAAGTTTATCGCTAGTAATCGTTAGGTAATACAAACCACGACCATTGTCTCTAATAGGTTTACTTACCATTTTTCTGTAATTTGGGTCTAATACCAATGGTTGCTCGTACTTAAAAGTATCTACAACCTTCGGGCTATCATCCTTGCTCGCAGTATTAGTAGGTGGTGCTGACTTCTTTGTTTCGGTTTCTTTCTTGGCTGAAGTTTTAGTTTCAACCTTTTTCTCGCTAACAGGCTCAGTATTTCTTTGCACACTATTTGTCGTTTGAGCATTTCTTGTCACCACAGTATTAACAATAGGGTCTGCAATCACAGGAGTAGAAACTGTCACTTCTCCTGTAAAACTGGTCTGAACTTGTGGTACTGATGCAACTGGTCTAGTAACTTGTTGCTCGGCATAGGCTTCTGCATAGTTAGGACAAGTCCTGTCGTATAACCCATTTAATCGACATTGTTGGTCAAAGTAAGCCTGTGCATAACCTGTGCATTGGCTGTTATAAAGTGGATTAAGGCTACATTGCTGTTGGAAGTAGGCTTGTTCATACCCAGCACAAGAAGGTCGATACAGAGCGTTTAAAGCGCATTGTTGAGCATCGTAGGCTTCTTGGTAGTTAGGACAACTAGGACTAGACAATGGATTAGTAACGCATAAGTTACCATTGTATGAGTAACTAAAAGGCTCAGAAGTCCTCAATCCGTTCTGAAAGCGATACTGCGTATATTCACCTCTAGTCGTATCTCCAGTTATCCCGATGGTAAAAGGTCTATCAAGATTGACTTGGTTGTAATGCATAGAGATAGAGCCACTAGGTCTAATCTCAATTCCAAAGGTGTTTAGGTTATTAGGTCGGCCATATTCAGAAATGTTTTCCCACATATACCTCTGATACTGTGGAGTTCCCTCTGATAAAAACCGACCACTTCCATAATTGATTAAATCGGTCTGTAAGCCCATTATTGAGTAGTTGAACTGATACCCACTACTGGTTGCTAAATCGTAGCCTGAACAGCACCAATGATTGTTTACAGAGCCAAATCCTACGACTCCATTGGAATACATAAACGAATCAGTAAAAACCCTACCATGCAAAGGAAACGGAAATTGCAATGGGACATGGGCATAGC